TAGCCGGGCAGGTCCAGATCAGCGTGAAACTCTAATAACGTGCAGTCGTAATCGATATTTGAAGCACTCATACCGTCAATATAGTCAGTTTCTTCAGAAATACTGTCGGTGTTGGGCTGAGACGGTAATACGGGTATGTCTCTGTAAAATCCGCTCACTTGTTGCTTGCGCAGATCGTTCATCGATATACGCACGACGTGTGTTATGCAGGGGCATGTTTGCAGGTCTGACGTCTCGTAAGGCACCACCAGATGTTCTGCAGGCACAAACTTACTCACAGGACGACCCAAAGAGTCGTCGAAATACACTTTCTTGAAGGTACTGCCCGCCAAAGGCAAATTGAACAACATCTGATCAAATTCTGGCGTGTATTCCTCCATCACGTTAGTGATGTAGTAATTCATAAAATTCTTTACGCGTGTAGCCTGCTCCGACTTGGAATGTGTCATTGACCCAAGCACCGTGGTACGCACCGGACCATCCGCAGGCAATAGCTCATTGAACGCTTGTGCTTGGAACTGTACTGCCGCTTCAGCAAGCAATGGGTGCGTGACGCCTGTAGCGCCTCTGAAAGGCTCTGTGCGCTCTTCGTAGTTGAAACCTAATAGCTCTAGGCCGTCAGAGTATGCCTCTTCCCAGTCATGCCTAGACGCTCTGTTGGCGCTGTATTGGTCCATCAGATCGTTAGCAACAACAGCAAGCTCTGCGTCATCCATAAATTCGGCAAGATTGTCAAAAAAGTCGTCTTCACGATCTTTGTTACGCAGAGGATCAAAGTCAAAAGTCACGCCACCGTCTTCGTCCTGCGTGATTTCGATGCCCTCAATTCGCATCGCCTCGTTTGTTTCAAGGCCATTTGGTAACGCCTCTACCTCGACCGCCAATAACTCGGATTCATCAAGGTTCATGCCCTCTCTGTCCATCAATGAGACAGGTGGTCTATCGCCATTTGCCATAATATTTTCCTACGGTGCAAAGTTACCGATATCGGGGAGGTTTATATCACCAAGAGGAGGTAACCCCTGCTCTCTCCGACGCGCGTTAACGTCCCTAAGTTGTTCAATCGTCATACCATACTGAGCCGCTATCGCTTCTTCACCTTGCCTGCTCAAATAGAGGTTGATGTCGTTTTGTTGCGTGGCGTTTTGGGCATCGTAGTAGTCCTCTACCGGACCATACTGTTGCTCCCATTCAGCCAAAGCTCGTCGATAACTTTGCTGTCGACCTATACCACCACCCGTTCTAACCGGGGGCGGCACCGGATAAAATCTTGTACCAGAAGTAATATCAGTCGTTTCCCCCGTACCAATGGTTGTGGTTTCTTGCGGCCTTGCATCATCCATCATCGGGTCCGGGGGCACATAGTCTTCAATAGGTCCATACATTCGCTCGTAATTCGCAATCGCCTCGGCAAACTCTAAGCGACCATAGCTGCCTGTAGAGTAATTCTCAGACTGCGGAGGAGGCGGTGGATCAGAAGGCATGCTGGGCCGTGCAAAATTTAAACTCAAAAATGGCATCGCACCGGCAGCGACGGTGGGCCGGTAGATTGGCATCTGATACTCACCCTGAATAGCCTCACCAAAGGGATCACCAGTAGGAGCAATTTGCATGCCAAGCGTTGGGGCATATCCGCCTGTTTGCGGGGTAATTTGATCCGAAATACCAAAGTCAACCGTTTCTTCCGACAGCATTACTGGGTCAGGTAGCTGGGGTGTCTCAGCTATAGGAGGCGGTGTAAATAACGGCTCTTCTGGCAACACGACCTCTGTGGGTGCGGGCGGGGTGTATACCGGAGGCGGTAAAGGCGTTTCCTCAATCGGCGGTAACGGTATTTCTATTGGCGGCTCCACCACGTCCACAGGCGGTATCGTAGGTAAAGGTGCAGGCTCTACCGGAGGTAAAGGCATAGGATCAGGCTCTACCGGAGGTAAAGGCATAGGATCAGGCTCTACCGGAGGTAAGGGCATAGGATCAGGCTCTACGACAGGCGGAGGCGTTTCTATAACCGGCGGAGGTGGGGGCGGGAGATCTATCACCGGCGGAGGTGGGGGCGGTGGCAGAGGTTCTTGTACAACCGGGGCCGTAGGTGCAGGAGTAGGTACAGGTTCAGGAGTAGGTACAGGTGCAGGAGTAGGTACAGGTGCAGGAGTAGGTACAGGTGCAGGTGCAGGTGCAGGTACAGGTGCAGGTACAGGTGCAGGTGCAGGAGTAGGTGCAGGAGTAGGTGCAGGAGTAGGTGCGACTACAACAGGGTCCGGTTGAGGGACCGGCGCAGGGGTAAACGGAGCCGCAGTAGGTGCGCTGATGACTGGGTCTGGCGTTGGTTGATCGAAAGCTCCCAATTCATCTGCTCTACCATCACTGATGTTTAAATCAGCAGCAGTGCTTGGCGGCGGTAAAATCGCTTGCAGCTCCTCTAAAGTCGTTGGTTCGGTAAGAAGGACCTCCTCGCGTAGTATAGGCGGCGGCAAGGTTGGGGGCGGTGTTGGGGCAGGGGACGGTATTACAACCCGATTTGGCCTAGCAATAATTCCGTCACGTCTAGTGGGTGCATCCGTGCGGTAAGCCTCTTCTCTTGGCGACCTCGCTCGACCACCACGCCGCATCTCGACCGGCATTGTTCCACGTGGAACACCGGCCCCGGCTAGGGGTCCCGACGTGTTGTACTTGCTGAACAAGTTGGTCAAGCCGCTGATATTGCGTCGTCTTGGCATCCCAACACCACCGCCCATGGCAAATCCCGGCGTATCGGGCGGAATTTGTTTTTCTATCTCTTTGGCTTTGGCAATCGTTTCTTCAAGCTGCTTTTCTTTCATCTTTCGAGTGCGAGGTTTCATCGTCTCCGTCACAAGCTCTTTGTTCAGCTTAGATGCTTTACCACGGGCCGCGTTCAGCCGCAAAAGCAACGTTGCCACCGGAATGATCGGATTAGCCATAATATGCGCCCGCCCTTATGTTCATAGACCCTTCGTCGTCTTCCCAATCGTCACTAGGCAACTGGACAAAATTACCCTGCCGATAGCGCATCAGCGCCTGTGTGGTGCTGTCCACCAAGTCATCGTGAGTCCCATTGGGGAAAGCAGCGCATTCTTCCACCACTTCTTGCGCCCACGACTCGTCAGGTGCCCAGATCATACCAGCTTCAAACAACGGAGAGATACTGTGTACCCTAGATAGCTTGTCATTACCACGACTGGGCGTGAAATTCACTACCGGAATGCCCAACTGACGCAATTCCTGAGTCAAAGGGGTCCCTGAAGCCTTCGCTTCAATGATTACGGTCTCTGGTTCCCAAAATTTGTAGTGATCCAGTGCAATTTGCTTCAATTCTGGGAAGTCCCACCGCCCTTTCTTCGCATCAAGCAGTATTAAGTGCGCTGCACCGCCGATTTCTTCCGGATAAAACACCCCCCACGTCGTAATCGCACTATAATCCGACGTTTCGCGCTTACTAAACGCCGTATCGTAGCTCTGAATCACGTATTGAAGGTTCGGAACGTTGTCTTTCTCCCATACGTTCCACCATTCGCGCTTCAAAATGGCCAAAGTCTCGGAAGTAGGGTTCTGCTGGTACTGCGCGTTCCACTGATACGCCGGAATCGACGCTTTTACCGACTCCAACTCCTCTTTCTTCCAAAATTCAGGCCAACATGGCTCGCCGGACTCGAAAATCGCAGGTAATTCAAGGACTTCCCACTGATCCGCAAACGGATCTTTGGTCATTTGACGCACCAAGTTGCCCGTCATGTCCTTTTCTGACCACCGAGTTTGCACCAAAACGATAGCACCTCCCGGCTGGAGACGTTGTCGGGGACCCGCCGTGTACCACTCCCACGCATTTTCAAAGCCGCTCGCTGACATCGCCGTCTGCTCCGAGTGCGGATCGTCAATAATAATCAAATCACCACCGCGACCAGCCAAGTTCGACCCAACACCCACCGCGTAGTACATACCACCCGACTTCGTATCCCACCTGCCAGACGCCTTACTGTCCGCAGATAGCTTCGTATCGTCAAAAATCTCCTTGTACTCCTCCGTTTCCAACAGGTTCTTGACCTTACGGCCAAAGTTAACCGCCAGTTCGGTGGTGTGCGTAGCCTGAATGATCTTCATCGACGGGTTACGCCCTATCATCCACGCTGGAAACAAGTAAGAAGCAAACTCACTCTTCGTATGACGCGGCGGCATGTTGATGATCAATCGCTTCAGCTTGCCCGATGCAATCTGCTCCATCTTCTCCGCAATCAAATAATGATGCCGACCCGCAATAAACTCCGGCCACATAGATCGGACAAATGGTAAAAATTCAGCCTTACAAGTTTCTACCTTCTCCAATTGCTTCAAACGAAGCTGTAATCGAAGTTCCTGAACGTCCGCTTCTGTCTGAGTGTCAAGGTTCAAGGGGGACCCTATGCGTTTCAATGGTGGTTAGAAAATTTGCCCAGTTCACAGGCTTGGTGAACGTGCCGTGGGCCGCGACCCGTAGGCCGTCTTCAAAAACTTCTATCGCTTGGTCCGCGCGATACAAATACACAGTGTCATCCTTCTTGACCACGATCCACGAGCGAGCGCCCTTGTGCCGCGTTGCAAACGAAACCTGATGCGGACTGAGCAAAACCTTATTTCCCTTCGCTACTTTGAGTTCGATCAGGTGAAACTGGCTTTGTCGGTCGAGTAACAACAAGTCAGGTATGCCCTGCGTGCTGCTGTTCTCTATGCGCGTGCATATCGCATCAGTGCTGGATAGCCCCGTCTTGATCTGCTTCCAAAAGCTCGACTCTGTCTGGTTCGACATCGATCACCTTCTCGCCAAGCTGGCGTTTCAGTTCGTCCAAAGCTTTCTTGACCTCCGCCTTACTCATCTGATCTATCGATCCATGGCGGATCTCAGACTTGTTGACGTAGATATCGCCTTGGGCCAAGCCGCGCGCTTTTTCTGCCTGCACCGCAGCAGAGTATGCTCCAGCCGCGATTGCCTGATCACGGATATGCTGCAAGTCGCGTATGTGTCGGGCGTAGCTCACTTCATACTTTTCGGCAAGCTCGGCCCGCCGTGCCTTGAGTGCTTTTACGATGTGGGGTGATTTTCTAGGGTTGAGCATCTCGTAGGCCCGCGTATGAGCGCCATTGATACTAAACCCGGCTTCGACGGCCAAATTTCGTAGCGTGTCTTGTCCCTCACGTGTGGCGACCAGTTCGACAAACTTGAGTTGCTTGCCAGTCAATCTCGTATCTTCAGATAGTCGGGGCCTGCCCCTTGTTTCGACTTTTTTCTGCACCTCGGCCATGCGCCAAATCCCATAAACCCTGCTCAATTTTGCGAAATATAGCACTTTTTTAAGTCAGTGAAAGCGATTTGTTTCAGAGCCGTATTGTTTGCGTGAAACCTGCACCTTTACGCGCCTTGTATTTTTTACCTAACGACCGCGTTGGAATCTGCGTGGGGGACCCTGCGGGCGTCGCGGTTAACCTTAATTGTTGGGGGGACCCTAGGCCATGCGGCGCAATGCGCGGGCATGGGG